GCTGATCCTGCTAAAGGTAAATAAAATAGCATTTGATCAAAGTCTGGCTCATAATCTTTCATTTTCTCCATGAGCTCGTAATTCATAAAATCTTTAACTCTTTGAGCCTGCTGTTGTTTTTCTGGATTCGGTGCTCCAATCACAGCTGTTCTAACTGGCCCATCGGCTGGTAATAATTCTTTGTAAGCTAATGCTTGAAACTGTGTTACAGCTTCTGCTAATACTGGGTGAGTGGCACCACTCGCTCCTTGGAAAGGTTCCGTACGCATATCGTATTTGAAACCTAATAAATCTAATCCTGTTGTATAAGTTCTTTCCCAATCTTTTCTACCCATTTGGTAGTCCATATATTTTTGAGAAAGATCAGATCCTAGTTGTCCTAAAACATCATCTGGTAAAAATTCTGCTAAGTTTGCATAATGCTCATCGCCACCTTCTGGTGAAGCGGCGTTAGGATCAAAATTAATTTCAACTGATCCATCTTCATTTTCTGTGGTCTCTACAGGTCCTGGTGCTTGTTGCTCGTCTACTGCAACTTCTTGTGCCGCTTCCTGAATTTCTTCTTCACCCGGAACGGTGACTTTTCCTCTGGGTCCTTGTGTTAAGGACTTGTCGATTTTGTCTGCCATTTTTTCTTTTCTCCTGCGTTGTTTTAACAGTATTATAGTTAATATTCAAGCCTTGAGGCGTGGGTCCTGATTCAGGCGCCAAGAGCCAGGTCTTAGGGTATTTTGATGTCTTTGATTTGATTTGCATATTTTCCAAAAAGTGGTTTAGGTTCCGTTTCTTCTACTTCTTCAGTTATTACTTCTTCATCTGCTGGCGATTTTTTTATGGGATTAAGTAAAGAAGTACTGGCCCAGTCGTTTCTGTCTTTTTCTTTATAATCCGACCACCATTGTGCAACGTCAGGCCCTGTATGATAACCAACTACTATTTCATCGGGATCAGTTAAGCCTCTCTTTTTGGTTTCGGCAGCATCAAGAGTTCCCCATGTAGTTCCTACAATAGGTATTGTTTTCACTGCGGTTTTACCAATTCGTTTTAAAAATTGTTTAGCTATAGCAGAGGGTGTTTGTAAATATCCTTTTGATCGTAATTTTGTTTTAAGTGAAAAGTCTAAATCTCTCTTTATTAAATTATCAAATTGTTGAGGATTATCAAAATCTATTTTACCTTTATACTCATAACCAATTTTTTTCATAGCTTGATCGTATTGTTCTTTGGTTAGATTTCCCCTCAATAATTCCTTCTTCAAATGCCCTGCACCCCTATTAATTCTCGTGTCCATGGGACGAACTTCAAAAGGATCGTTTACTAAATCGACATGATCTTTATCCAGAGGACTCACCTTATAATAACCCTCAGCACCCGTTCCATATCCAAGCGTTCGGGCCATTATATTTCTCATACTCGTAGGTTTGTTAAAACCTAATTTTTTTAATATGGCGGGATCGTCTACTATATGATTATTATATTTAGCAACTTGAGCATCTGTTTTCCAAAAACTTTTAAAGTTAGAATCATTTTTACTTAACGCAAGAGAACTTTTATCATATGTTGTCCATTTTCCATCGGGACCTTTATATTTAAAAACCCAATCTGATTGAGGTGTTTTATGAGGATCTGTTAAAAATTTGATTTTGTCTCCTTCTTGATTGTAGTGTCTATAAGCATATGCTTGTAATTGACCTTCTGGATCTGCCACGTTTAAAGAAAAGTTTGCCCTGATGTTAGATTCATCTATAAAATCACCCAAAGTCATTAGGTCAAAGTTTTTATGGTTTTTAAATTTTTGTGTATAATTATGAGAAGTTAATCTTTTAACTAATGCCTGGTTTTTTTGCCAAAGAGGAAATTTTCGCAAGTCCTTTTGAATCGAATTTAAAGGTTTATTATATTTCTTTGACATCTTTTGAGTAAAATCTACAGCATCACTTAATTTTGTATCAGGACTTGACAATAGTTTGGTTAAATCTCTTTTTATTTTATCGTTTGTGGTTAAAAAATACTCATCAATTAAATACCGTGCCGCTTTTACTCTTCCCGCGCTTGTCTCCCCCCCTCCATAACCAGCTTCTTTTAATAAATCTGCTTCTGATACATCCCGTACGTGCTTCCCCACAACTTTAGTAATATCATCCATTTCATTATATTTTTGAATCACCTCATATAATTTTTGAAGGTTTTTTCTACGGGGAAAAAACTCAGGGTTTTTTATGCCGCTTTTTTTAATGGCAAATTCGACCACGTCATCAACAGGGACTTTTGAAGTTTTATAACCTTTCTTTTTTAATCTTTTCCTAATTTCAGCATCTGTGATGTCATCATCATAAAATTTTTTTCTTATTTCATCAATATTAACCTCACCTGCAGTAGCCGGATCTCCTAAATGTTCAACAATTTTAGTTGTTGTTGCACCTTCTCTCAGTTTATATGTCTTCCCATAATACATAACCCCAGGTTCAACTAACCCACCTGGTTTACCGATGATGCCACCTTGAGCAGCCTGCGCTCTTTTCCATTGAAGGTATTCTTCAAACGTCATTTGATCAGAATGATTATTCATCCAGTCTAATTGATCTTTGCCATAGTATTCTTCTGAGAGACTAGCTTCTTCATTACCGCCGCCACTATATTCTTCCGCTAACTCTTCATTAGAGAAACCAATTTTTTTCATTCTCTCTTGAAGTAATTGAATTGCATATTCAGGCTCAATGGCACCAGCTTCTAAATAAGTTTTTAACTTATCAACATATAATTTAATCTGAGGAAGTTTTGGTTTAGGTTTGGGAAGTACTTCTCCCCCGTTGGAGAATCTCCGACGAGTAAGATGCGCCATCATTTGATTGTAGTGATGGAGTTTCAATTTAAACTCCTAAAATATGTGCTAGTCCGCCCGAAGCTAATTTGATGTTAGTTTGGTCTTCTTCTACTACTTCGTCAATTGCTCCCGCCTTAGGTGAGGCAGAGGCAGTTCCTATTCTTAATTCATAAAACTCTTTTAATTCTTCCAGGGAATTTGGCTTACGACCATTTTCTCTTATAAACTCTTTAACCACTTCTTCCATAGAAATTTGAGGTCTTTGTGACATACCTGATGTAGCTTGAGCTTTAAACTGCTCAAAAGACATTGGCTCTAATCCCATTTCTTCCATTTCAAAAACATACTTACGGTACTCTTCCGCTAACATTGGATCTCCTGCCATTTGCATGATGCCTGATTCCTGAGGCTTGGCTCCTACACCTTGATCCTTCATAATTTCTTGAATGTTTAAATCTTCTTCGATTACGCCAGGCGTGTCGTCATCAGCCGGGTAATCCCACCAGTTTGCTCGTCTCCAATCATCATCTCTAGCCATCAGTAATACGTCCTTTGCGTTTTAACTACTTTTTCTTCTGCATAGTCTTCTGGGTGTTGAATTAACCCACCCTGTCTAAATCTCATAACGGCTTGGGTCATACTATCAACCAAGTCATCATAATCCCCATAAGGAAACGCTGCACACTCTTCTATAACCTCTTGAGCAAACTCCATTTCTTTGGGCGCCCATATTCGGCCACCTTCAAATAGAGGTGATACCGAGTTTACTCTAGTGTGTTTATCGTTACCTTTACTAGGTGTGAAATTTATAACAGGAATTCCCATTTTACGCAACTCATAAGTTAAAGGTAATCCAGATGCCTTAGCTTCAATAATAACTGTCTCAGGATTCCAGTAGCCATACTGTTCTAGAGCAATTCTTCTTAACTCAGGGAATTCATATCTACCTTTTACTGCATCACATAAAATTAACTGGGGTGGAGAATCTTCATTAGGTCTAAAAACACCCCACGTAGTAATAGCAGAATAGTCAGCAGTTTCTTTTTTCATAAAAGCTGTATCATAAGATTGAATAACATGTTGAAGCGGAGGCATTTCATCTTCCTCCCAATTCTTCCACCACTCTCGTTTAATTAAAGCTCCTTCTTCTGATGTTGGATTTTGCATATACTGCGCGTTCCATTTAGACATTGGAATAGAAGCTTTAACACCTTCTAAATCTTTAATGTTCCAATACTCTGGCCAAACAGGTTTTCCAGAGGGAAGGATTGCAGGGAATTCAACTATCTCCCATTGATCAGCTTTAACTTCTTTTTGAGCACTTAATAATCTACCTGTTAAATCTTTTTCATTCCAACGAGTCATAATTACAATAATGGATCCACCTGGTTGAAGACGCTGTCTGGGGCCGGATGTATACCATTCATAAGTTCTATCCAATGCCTGAGAATTCATGGCATCTTGTTCAGAATGTGGGTCATCAATGATTAACAAATCAGCACCCCTTCCAGTAATTGCCGATCCTACACCCGCTGCATAATACTCGCCGCCTTGAGCAGTTTCCCATTTACCTGCAGCTTGAGAATCTTCTCTTAATTTTGTTTTAAAGATTTGTTGATATTCAGGGGAATCAATTAAGGCTTTAGCTTTTCTACCAAACCTAACTGATAGTTCAGTTGTATTTGTAGATTGAATAATTTTTAATTTTGGATTTCTTCCCACCATCCAGGCGGGCAAAAGATAGGAACCAAATTCTGATTTGGTATGTCTTGGAGGCATATTGATAATAAGTCTTTTTATCTTACCTTTGGCTAGATCATTAAATTTAGCAGCAATCCTTTTATGGTGGGAGCCTTCAATAAATTCAGGCCATACATGTTTAACAAAAGTAAGAAAATCATTTTGAATTGAAGTCTGCTTTTTCTTCTCCCCATACTGATTCATCAATAATGAGAACTGTCTTCTCACATCTGCAGGTAATTTATCTAGATTCTTTAGAATTTTTTCATTCATAAAATTTTTTTGCAAAATTTTTTGGGGATTATTTTGAAACCTCAAAAAGTATTTTAGCACCATCTATTTAAAAAACCAACCCTAAAGGGTAAAGTCTGGGACCCCTTTTCTGAGTATAAAAAAAGCTTTTTAAAAAAATTTCAAAAACCGATGGCGCATTGGGACCACTATGCGCACAACCTGTGGTTGTACCTGGCCGACCCAAAATGGGCGAAAAAAAACCCAAAATGGGCGTGATATATTTGTCACATGTGTGTGGTATTTATGTCTATACTATATATGGAGAGGGTGGCGCCATCTAAACGAGTAGGCGCCACACAACCTATGATTGATATTAATCTAGTAATACCATGTATTGTTTAGTAAAATTTCTACTAAACCAATCTAAACCCTGTCTTACTGTATCCCAATCCTGTAACATCTCTGCACCAATGATTACATCGTAGACAGCGATAGCAAATGCTGGCAAAGTACAAGACTCGCCACCAAATCTATTTCTTACCGTGTCCATTGCTGTCGCATCTTCTGGAAGTGATACAGCAAAGGGCAACTTATATTCTTTCTTATTGTATTTAATTGTTTTCATATGCGCCTATTATATCCTATTCTATCCTATAAGTCAATAACTAATATGCTCAAAATGGGTTTTTATTTATGCAACCTCCAGTAGAGAATCTTCATCTTGTTCATCTTCTTTTTTAATTGTACCTATTTCTTTAGTTCCTTTATAGTGTGAATATTCTTTAAAGTAAGAATTGACTACATCTGTCATATTGTCCTTAATATCATAGCACTCAATATTTCTAGTAGATGTTTCATTTAACCATTTATCAAATGCCTCGTCCTGATTTTTAGCTATAACTTGAGTTTTAATAACCAAAGTTATTTCTTGCTCTATCTCATATACTTTTTTTCCAATGTCACTATCTGCTAACATTAATTGAGTCATTTTATTTCTCCTTTATTTAATTTATATCCTATTATATCCTATTATAAAATAAAAGTCAAGAACTATTTTTACTGGTTATCCTTGTTCTAGTATATGGGTCGCCTCGCCAATCTGTGTCCTTTTCTTTCTCTACCTTAATCGGTGTTTCAAGAGCCTCGCGCCTTGGTGCTATTGCAATCATACTAGCTAAATGAGTTCTAATAAAATCAAATAAACAATTCTGTCCACAAAAGTAATTGAACATCTGATATCTTTCATGACTTCTATAATTACTATTGTGTTTAATCTTAATAGTTCTTAATACTTTATTGTTACCAGTTCCTCGCACCCTTGATTGTGTTTCTTTAGTATGGCAATTCGTACCATGACACCAGTTATAATCACTCATTACGCTACTGCCTTAATAGTCCATTGATCGGTTGCGTGTCGCCAGTCGCCGAAAGAATGTGTTTTCTTATTCCATGCGTCAAAATCCCAATAGATAAATCTGTCAGTTCCATTTTTATCTGTGAAGATTTTTCCTAGAACTCCGTCAGGTTTTGCTTTACTTGCGTTTCTTGTAATTATTTTGCCACCATTTTTAATTGGTTCGCCATTATGAGTTTTGGCAAAATAAGTAATGTAAAAGTTTGTAGGTAAGTTATTT